CTCGACGGGCAGAGATCGCCTCCACAATCGGCTCGCTCGGCACGATCCCGAGCGCGGCGTTGCGCTGCGTGTGCTCTGGCGCGACCGCAAGGATCGATGCCGTGCACGCGGTGCGGATCCGATCGAGGTGCTCCGCGCGTGTTCCCTCCACCGTCCGCGTGTCCTCGATCGTTACGCTGCCGTCGGGATGATGGAGGTAGGTCTTAGGCATGGTCAGTACGCGGAGATGAGTGCGACGTGTTGGTTAGTGCTTCCGTCGTTGTAACGGAACGTCGTGGGCGCTGGGTCGGCGAGATCGTGGGAGCCGATGTCGGCGTAGAGTCCAAGGATGCAGTCATTTGCTGCGCTGTCGAACACGCCAATAGGGTTAGATGCCCTACCGCTGATGCGTCCGAACGATCCAGTCGCCGTCGAGTAGATCACGGCCACCCAATACAGGCCGGGAGCGAGTGTCACTAGGGGCGTTCCCGTGGCCGCGTTGTAGCCAAATCCGCCGCCCGTAGCGATCGCCGCGCTGGCGTACAGACGGGTGCTAGGTCTGCCGTCGGTGCCGTCGGGCTTGTAAATGGCAAACTTGACGTTGCCCCCCGTGGTTCCGAACGTCTGGCTGGCAATTGTCTTGATATCGACCGTATGGGGAATGTAGAACAGGTTGTAAAACGCTCGATTTGCCGTCGGCGTGCCGCCTGCCGCGCACGCGATGGCGTTCAGGGGCATCGAATAGATGCGTGCGCTCGAGCCCGTCGATGCGTCGATGCCGTCGGCCGGAAGCCTTGGGCAATGAAAGGACTTGTCAACCCACGAGTTCGCGCTCGTGGCGTTGGTCTGGAGCACATAGCCGGCCGTCGGCGATGTCGGATCCGCGAGGAAACGCCTGATCGCTTGCGTCGTGCCGTCATCGGTCTCGACGAAGAGCGCGCCGTCGTAGTAGTTGATCGCTAGCTCGCCCTGCAAAAGTTCGCCCGTGGTCGGTTCGACTCCGGTATCACCGCTTCGCTTGTGCTTGATGAGGTCGGCCATCAGGAGGCTCCGTACTCGCCGCCGTCGAGCGTGCTCGTGAACTCCGCAGGGCACGCGCCCGTGATCGGGTTCGGAGCGATGAACTCGTACGCGAGGCTACCGTCGGCCGCTCTCCGCATAATGATCTCGACGATCGCGCCGTTCGGAACGGGAGCAAACGAGTAGCCGTCGGCATCGTCGAGTTCGAGCGAGGTCACGGCGTATCCAAATGCGCTCGTAGTCGTGTTCGATAGCTCGAACAGGTTGACGGCGAAGTCGGTCGATGTCGTGCCCGTCCTCCCGTCCGCGACGATCGACACGACGAGGGAGTTGGACGCGTCGCGACGCACTTCCTCCCACGAGTACTTCCATCGCGCGCGGCCGGCTACGGCGATCGTGTTCCCGGTGATCCGTGCTGGGAACCGCTTCTCGCGCTGCGCGTAGTTCTCGCCCGTGCGATCGACGCGGCGCGAGTTCTGCACCGCACCGTAGATCTCGCCCCAGGTTTCCGGGGTGAGCGCGCCGAGTCCCTTGCTGATCGTCGGCTTCATCGTCAGATACCGGGAAGGCCACTAAAGGCGGATGTGCCGGGGAATGGTTGACGCGCGTAGACCTCGACCGCTTGGCCGGCGGAAAGTTGCGGGTCGCCGTCGGCTTGCCGCTTGGGCACTTGGCGCAGGTGAGCGGCACCGTCCCAGACGAAGGTATAGGTGACCTCGTAGAGGTCGATCGCGATGCGCGATCGGCGCACGCCCGTGAACAGGACATAGCCGGCCGTCCCGCCGAGGAAGTCGGCCGAGTTGCGCGTGCCGATCATCGCGTTGACGGCCGCTTGGTTCAAGTTCGTGAAGTTCGTTCGCACCGTGTAGGTCAACTCCTGCTGCACGACGAGTCCAGATACGGGCACGCCGGCTTGATCGACCTTCGTCCCGCCGATGTCCGTCGTGAGGCCGGGGGCGGATAGGTTCGCCGGGATCGTTGCGCCCGTGCGCCAGATATCGACGGCCTCGACGCGCGTACTCGACTCGATTTTCGCGAAGTTCTCTGCTGTCTCGCTCTGCGCGTCATCGGTGTACGAGGCCGTCGCCGTCCAAGTCTGTCCGCCCGAGTCATCGACTGGGGCATAGGACAGGTTCGAGAGTTTCGCGCCCGACGAGATCCCTCCCGAGTACGACGCGCCGAGCGTGTAGCCCGCGCCCGTGAGTTGAGTACGAGCGGCCGAGGCCGTGCCGGCCGAGACGGCCGTGACGAGCAGGTTCACGCGCGCCGACTTCGTGTCGTTCGCTTCGGTCTCCTCGATGCTCTTGACGATCACGGCCATAGGTCACCCCTTCAGGTAAGCACCGCCACGCCGCCGGCCGAGAGCGCGGCGTTGATCTTCTTCAGTTCGTCGGTCTGCTTCTTCGTCTCGTCGAAGATCCGCTTGTCGATGTCGATCGCGTCGCTCGTCGCGGCGATCTTGAGTCCGCCGATCGCGGTCGATACGGTCTCGGTCATCTGCTGCCGGCGGAGATCGTCCTCCATCGCCTTCGCGCGTGCGGCCTCGGTCGCGTCGGCGATGCTCGCCTCCAGGCGGGTACGCTCGTCGAGGAGCCGATTCTGTTCGGCCTCGGTGCGCTTGCGCTCGGCGACGGCATCCCGGAGATCCTGCACGGCCTTGAGTTGCTCGATCAGGTCGTTGGTCGCCGCAGCGTCGAGGCCAGCCGCCTGCGCCTTCATGCGGAGGATGTGCTCCTCGGCCGCGGCCTTGCCCATCGTGAGTTCTAGCATCTCGCGCTCGAGCGCGGCCTGCTCGTTGGCGATCGAGTCGATCGCGGACTGGAGCGCGCGAGCCTCCTCCGTGATCCGAATCGTCTCCTGCGCGATCGTGTTCTTCTCGCCGGCGGCGGACTTGGCGATCTTCTCGGCTTCGGCCTGCTGCTTGGCGAGGTTGAGCGCATCCTGCGCCGCCTTGATCCGGGCGATGTCGTTGGGGTCGGTGATGCCAGCCGCCGCGATCTTGCGGTCGAGGATCATCTCCTCGTAGTCGGCCGCGTCCATCGTGAGCCGGAGCCGCTCATCGTCGAAGCCTTGGATCAGTTGCGCGATCGTCGCGCTACGCTGCTCGGCCTCGGCCTTGAGTCGAGTCTGTTCGGTGAGTTGCTGCGCGAGATCGACGCGCTGCTCTTCGAGTGCCAAGTTGTTCGCCGTAGCTCCGGCGAGTGCCTTCGCCGCATCCTCCTGCGCCTGCATCGCGGAGAGGATGCCTCGCATATTTGAGAGTTGTGCGGCGGCTTCGTTCGCTGCGGTTTCGTCGATCGCACCCTCGGCGACCTGCTGGTTCCTGATCTGTAGCGTTCGCTGCGCGTCGGCGACATCCTGCTCGGCCTTCGCGCGCGCGGCGACAGCATCAGCGACCGCCTTGTTTGCGGCGATGTTCGCTGCGACCTCGTCGCGAAGTTCGCGCTCGGCGGCGATCTGCTGCTCGATGAGTGCGACCTGATCGGCCCGAGCGTTGAGGAGAGCCTGAAGTCCCTCGATGTCCGCTTGCGTACCCGTGCTCTTCGAGCGCGCGGATGCGGTGTCCTTGTTCAGGGACTCGACCGCCGCCATCGTGCGTTCGATCACCGCTTGCGTGCGCTGCATATTCGCCTCGATGCGCGCATTCGACTCGGCGACGCGAGCCTCGGCATCCGAGACGAACTTGTCGATCACGGCATAGAGCGCGCCAGCGGCGACGAGGATCAGGCCGATCGGCCCCAAAGCCGTGTAGAGCGCGGCCCCGATCGCACGGCCGGCCGTCGCGGCCCGTGCCGCCACGCCCGTGAGCGTCGCGTCGAACTTCATCGCGCCGGACTTGATCGCCTCGAACGCCGTCGAACTAGCCGCCGGCAAGCCTTGGAAGCCCGCCTTGATCCGGCCGAACGCCGTCGAGGCGAGCGTCGGAAGCGACGAGATAGCCGGCCCGATCTTCGAGAGCGCGCCAGTCGCGGCCGTCGCGCCCGACGAGAACGCCGAGGACATCGACTCGCGGAGAGCCACGAACCGGGCCGGGATCGTGCCCGTGAAGTCGCGCACCTTGCCGAGCGCGGCCGTGATCGCACCGCCCTGCGCCTTCGTCACGGTTGCCGTCTGGACGATCGCCTCCTCGATGCGCGATGAGCCGAGCACGATCGCATCGGCCATATCGACCGAGCCGCTCGAGAACGACGCGCGAGCCTTCGCCATCTGGGCCTCGACCGCACCGCCCATCGACAGGATCGGCGAGTTGTTGATCGTGCTCCCGAGGATGTCGATATCGCCAGTCGCCTGCTCGCGCACGCTCCGGATCGCCTTCGCCACGCCGTCGATCGGCGCGAGGTCGATCGGAGGGAGGATCGTGGTATCGACCGCAGGAGCGACCGTAGCCGCCGCCGCTGCGACCGGAGCCTCCAACTTCGGAGCCGTGATCTTCATCCCGGCGAGCGCGCCGGCCTGCCGCTCGAGTGCCGCGATGCCTTCCACGACCTTCGGGATCTGCTTCGTCCCGATCTGCACGAGGTCGCGCATCTGGAAGATGAACGAGGGATCGATGCCGAGTTTCGCGAGCGTGCTCGAGAGCGCGTTCACCGCACCGTCCATCGCCGCCAGGTCGCGCTTCGACTTGCCGACGAAGCCGTTCAGCGCGGCGAACCCGCTCTGGAGTCCGTCGGCGTTGACCTTGAAGTTGACGAACAGGTCGCCCGTGTTAGCCACTCTTCGAGCCTCCTAGTGCCTTGAGCATAGCGATCCATGCGTCCGGCCCCTTACTCTCGGCGGCAGGAGACTTCGGAAGCCACGGCATGAACTCGGAGACCTTCGCGGCCGCGCTACCCGGCTTGCGGTGCGCGTTCACATACAGCGCGGCGAGCATCGCGAAGCCGTAGTCCGTGCGGAATCCGCCGATCGGTTCGAGCGCGTCGTAGGCCATCCACTCGGTGAGTTCACGCGAGGAGACGCGCGCCTCGAGTTCAGCGACCGTCATCCCGAGCGCGAGCGCGAGGCGGAAGAGGAACCGCCGGCACGCTCGCTCGGTCAGTTTCCCGTCATGCTCTCCACATCCTTCGCGCCCATCCCAGAGAGCCTCTGGGCGACCTCGAAGAGCGGGTCGATCACGCGAGCCGGGAGGCCCGCGACCTGCTCGACATCGCCGTCGGCGAAGAGCCGCTTGCCGTCTGCGTCGCAGATGCACCGGACGAGGAGGCGCGCGCGGAGATTAACGAAGTTCATCTCGCGGTTAGTGCCCTTGCCGATGAAGCACGCGGCCTCGAACGAGTCGCGCTCGCCGGCGGTCAGGCCACGGATCGAGATCGGCTCGGCGATGCCGGGAATTGAAACCGCCTCCACGGGAATGGAGGCGGCGAGTGAAAGCACGAAGTCCTTCGATGCGGTCATGGTGTGGTGCTCCGAGATGTGCGAGGCGATCAGGTCGAGGAGGTAAAGCCGCCAGTCACGCGGACGGTGAGATCGGCCTCGACCGCGCCATCGACTGCGGCCGAGACATTAAACGATGTCACATACCCAGAGAAGGCCAACTCGAAACCGCCCGTGCCCGTGTTCGGCCCGAACTGGATCTTGAACTTGCGGAAGTCCGCACCGTTCGCGTAGGTCGCCGGGTTCAGCGCGCCGTTGTTCGATCCCGTGCCGAGCAGGCCGGCCGAATACGTGGGCGCGAAGAGCGTCACGGAGATCGTGCCCGAGTCCTTCGTGCCGCCGATGAATGACTTCACGGTCGCCGACAGCGCGGAGGTATCGATCTCGGCGATCGAGATCCCATCGACCGAGATCGACTTGATCTCGCCGACGGCGGTAAAGGTCGAGCCTCCTGATCCGACGACGGTGGCGTATGAGAAGGTTGAGCCGGGTGCGACGATTGCCATGGTTTAGCTCCAGGTGATTGCGGTCGTGAGCTTGACGGTAGCGGACGCGGTCACGGCACCGTCCTGCTCGGCCGAGATCGAGAGGTTCGTTGCGATGCCATCAAAACTTGCGGTGAGAGTGCCGGCGGCGAACTCAAGCGAGAAACTAGCGGGAGTGTTATCTCCGCTAGCAGGGACAAGAGCCGTCTTGAAGTCGGCGTAGTTCGCGGGCGCGAAGAAGTCGATCGTGAGCGTGCCTGCTTCGAGCGCGCCCATGATGTACGCCTTGTCCGTGCTCGTGAGGTTCGTGATGTCGATCTCGGTCAACGAGGAGCCGCCGACGGAGATGTTGGTGACCTCGCCGACGGCGGAGCCGCCAACAGTAATGATCGTGTTGTATGAGGAGAGTGCCATGCGGAGTACCTCGTTAGGAGTGCATCGAGACTACCTCTAGCGTCGCAAGATATAAACCGTGCGTAGCACCATCTGCGGGCGGCTGGTAGTCGGTCTGGATCGTCGAGACCCGGCTCGACTTGACGGAAATCTTCAGGGTGCCGCCGGACGAGAAGTCCTGCGACCAGTCGGCGAAGATCTCTTGAGCCTTCTGGGCGATGTCCACGGAGACCTTCTTGTCGAGCGCGAGGCAATGGAGCGACACGCTCGACCGGGTGAGGGTCGGCACGCCCGAGAGCACCAGATACGGCGCGCTCGAGTTCAACTCGTACACGATCGCCGGGAGCGACCCGTTGTCCTCCCGGAGTTCGGGGTAGATCCGAACCGGGTTCGTGCCGATGATCGAGGTCAGGCTCGCCGTGGCGGCGACCTTGGCCTTCATCGCGGTCTCGATGTTCCATACGGTCTGTGCACTCACGAGAGATCCTTGCTAGGCGTGGACTTGATACGGCCCCACTCGTTGATAAAGTCCGTGAACTCCTGCACCGCCGAAGCCTCGGCTCCCGGCTTGAGCCGCTTGAAGAGGCGGAAGAAGACCCACTTGCCGGGGATGTCCTTCTTGCCCTTCACCCATCCGCGCATCCGGCCCTTGCGTACGATCGAGAAACCCTTCTCGATGAGCCGCCCGTAGAACGCGCCGCTCTTCCCGGTCACGCCGATGCGGCGACCGATGTAGAGCCGACGCTGCTTGGAGCCGAGCGGGATCACGGCGATCGCCGTCGAGACCTTCGAGCGCGCGAGACCTGGCGAGACCATGCGACCGCGCCTCATGTACGGCCAGAGACGATCGCCAGGAAATCCCTTGTCCGTGTTCGTCGTGAGCGAGTTGATCTCGGAGCGCATGGCGGCGGCGATGCGTTCGAGCGTCCGAGTCGCCACGCGCTCGATGGTCGCCTTCTTGAGGTTCTCGTCCATCTTCTTGAAGGCCGCGACGAGTTCCTTCCCGCCGGACAGGTTCACGCTCTCGAAGAACTGCTGCGACATCACGCCACCTCCCGCACGGTCACGGTCACGGTCTGCTGCCGCGCGTCGTACTGCTCGATGCCGATGATCTCGAAGGTACGGGTGTCCGTCTGGAGGCGGGCCGTCACCGACAGAAGAGCGGCATCCTTCTCGCGCATCATGATCTCGTAGGATCGCTGATGAACGACCTTCTCGCGTTCGACACCCTCGGCGGCGGATGTTCCCTTCAGGTAGCCCCATACGATCGTGCCGACAGCGACGAAGGTAGGCTCGAGGGAGCCGAACTCGTCGAGATCCGTCGTGCGGTTGAGCACGAGGAACGGCGTTCGCATCAGGCCGGAGCGGACTCGCCTCATGCCATCCTCGGGATCGAGAACATCCGAGCGAGCGACTCCACACCGTGCGGGACTTCGGTGAGCGCGGTCTCGCTCCCGGTCTCGCGGGCGATGTCATACCAGTACGCTACCGACATCAGCACGGCCTGCCGGAGTGCCTGCGGGATCGCGCTGGCGGCCGCGCCGTAGCCGGCCGTGTATCCGATCGTCACGCTCGGGATGCCCGGATAGAACCGCGTGGAAGGCCATCCCGAGATGATGTTCGGATTTATGACGATGCTGCTCGGAAGCCTCTGGCCTTCGAGCGTGTATGAGCCTGCCGATAGGACTTCCGTGGTGCCGCTCCGATCGCCGTAGGAGATCGAGGAGACGGCCGAAGCCTTGCCGGCCGGGAGGATGATCTCGTAGCCGAACGGGAAGCGGTCGAGCTTCAGCGTGTAAGTGCGATTCACGAGCGGCCGATTCGCCAGTCCCTCGACATAGTTCCGAGCCGCCACGATGAGCGAGGTGATGAGCGTGTCTTCGTCCGTGTGCGTGACGCGCATATGCGCCTTCGCCTCGGACAGCGTGACAGGCTCGACCGCCGGCGAGGTGGCCTCGACATTCGAGAGGTAGGTCGCACCATCAATCGCCAGCATCGCTCGCCTCCTTCGTCGCCTTGCGGAGCCGCACACGGCCACGCTCGGGAGTCTCGATCTTCGGCTCGTCGCGCTCGACCAAGCCGGACGCAATGTATCGCGCCGCGTCAGAATCTGGAATCTCGCAGCGCATTCCTGCGGCGTACGCGCCCGCGCTCGTGACGAATGACTTCAGGATGTGAACTCTCATGTGTGCTCCGAAAGAAAGAGGGCGAGCCTTGCGGCCCGCCCTCGTGTGCTGTCAGGTCATCCCGTATCAGGAGGCCGGGTTCACGAGCGTACGGAAAGCATCGGTGCGGCAGATCTTCGCATCGAGGCGCATCTCGCCCATGTACCCGATCTGGCCGTTGCCGGCGTACAGTTCGCGGAGAACCTGGACTTCCATGCCCGAACGCTCGGCCATGACGAAGTTATCGAAGTCGCCGATGACGGCGAGGGTCGCCGATGCGGTCGATCCGAACGAGGTCGCGTACGGAGAGGCGTACACCGGGATGCCGAGCAGGCGAGCGGGTTCGCCGGCCTTGAATGACTCCTCCCAGAGATAGGGAATCGTGCCGCTCGTGGTCACGGCGTTCTTCAACTTACGAACGGCCTTGAAGAAGGAGTCGTGAGCGACGATCGCGCAGGTCGGCGAGACGCGGTACTTCTGGGGAAGCGCGTAGACGAAGTCGATCAGTTCGTCGGCAGTCAGCGTGCCGATCGTGCCGAGCGTGTCGCCGGCGGTCAGGCTCGCAGAGGTAACTCCCTGCGGCTTGTTCGTGCCGTTGCCGTTCCAGAGAGCGTGCTCGATCGAGTGAGCGAACAACTGGCCCAGACGGTTGGCGACGATCGACTCGATCGAGAAGTCGCTACCGCGAGCAGGAGCGTCAGCGACGAGTTCCTTCGACACCTTGACCACGCGACGCAGCGCGTTGCCCGTGAAGGTCTTGTTGTCGTAGGTCGGCGAGTATTCACCGACCGCGCCACCTTCGCCGGCCCAACCTTCGGTCGCGCCAGAGTCGAAGTCGGACGAGGTGAAGTCCACTTCGAGCGTGAGGTTCGTCGTGAAGTTGCCGACGGGGATCTTGCGGACGAGGTTGAGGATCGCCGCGTTCTGCTGAATCGACTTCTGCAATTGGGCGTAGAAGCCTTCGCTGGGCAGGTAGCCGCCGTCAGCGGCCGAGCCGGCCGAGAGCGCGCGAGTGTCGAAGTTCGGCGAGTAGCCGCGCTTCAGGTAGTCGCCGAAGGCATCGGCGTACTTCGCGTCGGTCACGATGCCGCGCTCGATCTTGGCGGCGACGGCCGGAGCCGAACGCTCGACAACGACCACGCCGTGAGCACCCTTGGCGGCGCGCGAGTTCAGGTCGGCGACCATGTCGCGACGCTTGGCGAGCGCGTCGTACTCCTTGCTCTTCTTCTCGTACTCGGCCGACATCTTGGCCGCGTCCTCTTCGGTCGCGCCCTCCATGCCTGCCACCATCTCCTGCATCTCCGCGTAGAGGGCACCCATCTTCTCGACGAGTGCCTTGTAGGTATCACCTTCCATGTGTTGCCTCCTTTAGGCGTTGGTGATTAGTTGCTCACGACCTGGATCAGCGACCGAGGGTCGATGATGTTTCCGCCCACGCGGACGGAGGCTCGTAGCACGACTTGCCCGGTGGCCGCAGCCACCTCGTTCAGACGCTCGACCTGCACACCGTCGCGGTGCATGGCGAGCACATATGAGTCGAAGTTCACGAGGAAGCAGAGAATGTCGCCTGCGGTGCTGTGCGTGAAGTGCGGCGTGTAGATCGCAGGGCGACCGAGGATCTTGGCGAATGCCTCGGGCGTGCTCTCGTCGGGAGAGTGCACCGCTGCGCTGTTCGCGCTCTGGTGCAGGAAGTCTGCGATCGACTCGTCACCCATCACCCAGACAGCCGATGGGAAACTCGACGCTCGAATCTTCTCGACACAACGAGCGAGCGACGAGTAGTTGATGTGATCGACCGCGCTCGATCCGCCATCGGTGACGATCTGTGCGGTGTTCTGCGCGTAGTAGAAGATGCCTTGGCACTCGCGACGATTAGCGACGGTCGAAGTAGAAGGGCGACCGACGATGATCTGCCTCTCGATCTCGCTCGTGAGCTTCTTCGACAGAAGGTCGGCGAGCATCGCTTCGACCGACGCGCTTCCCATCGATTCCTCGATGAGTTCCTTCGAGACCGTGACATTCACGCCGACCTCGTGCAGCGTGATCTTCGCGTTCTCGTAGTTGTAGGAGTAGGTGGCCGGAGCAGAACCAGAGACCGTAAAGCGAGGCAGAGCGAACGCCGCGCTAGCAAGATCAGCGCGAGTGCCTTCCTCCTTGTAGGTGATCCGGTTCGTGGTTTCGTTCGATTCGGTGTATCCAGTCACCGACAGCGTCGGCCCGTTCACCGTCACCTTGCGGCATCGCTTGATGATGTAGTTGGTGTCGAAGCCATCGCCGATGATCTCGCTCCAGTTGTCCGGAGCGATGTTCGAGGCCGAGTCAGTCACGCCGCGCTTCTCCGCGAGGATCTGCGCGTCCTCGCTGCTGATGCCGTGAGCACCTCGCAGGAGGTAGCGGTAGAAGGCTTGCCGATGGGCCGACTTGAAGTCCATGTCCTTATCCTCGCATCTTTGAGTGTCGAAGGTCAACGCTTGGGGCCAAGCCAGATACGCCGACGAACCATCGCCGGCACGGGCGCGCTCGCCGTCCAGAGGTCGAACGAGCGGCGATCGACCACGAGGTCGGTAGCCGGGTTCGCCGGGAAGGTCACGGCCGAGACCTCGTGGAGTTCGAGATCCTCGATCATCCGGTGCACCTTGCCGTCCCGCTCCTCGAAGCGATCCGAGCGCACGATGAAGCCGAACGACATCGCCGAGACCACGCCCGAGCGAACCGCGACGCGAGCGTCCCGTCCGACCTGGGTGTCGATCGGCTCCATCTCGACCACGAGGCCGTGCTCATCCTCGGCGAGCCGGAGGCTCCCGGCCGTCGTGCGAGCGATCGGCATCGATGCGTCGTGGTTCCAGAGCGCGACCACATCAGGCTTCTCCCGGAGCGTCCGCTCGAACGCGCCGCGCACGATGATCTCGTGGGCGTATCCGATGGGATACGGTGTCTCGGTCACGCTCGCGTAGCCCCGGAGGATCTCCCGGCCATCGTCCGCACGCACTTCCATCGCCTGCCCGTAGCGTCGCTCCATGATGTCGCCTCCTGCGCGGTCTACGCGCTCCAGAATGTTCCGAGCAAAGGCCCATCCGGGATCTCCGCCCCAGAGTGCCCACGCGATCCGGCCGGCCGACGGGAAGCCTTCCTCGCCCGGTGCCCAACCTTGGCCCTGCTTGTCCACTTCGTGCCGCGCGAAGTACGAGGCCATGCGCTGCACCGTGTCGATCGAGAGCGCGCGCCCGTTGGCGATGTCACGCGCCCGAGCGACCCCGACCTCCGTCCCGCCGCGCCCGTGCTCGCGCCGCCACGCGAGGCCACGGTCGGCCTCCTCGCGCATCCCTGAAGTTGGCTTGAAGGAGTCAGCCACCCTCGGCCTCCGTGCACATCGAGATCGCGATCGCGACCGCCTGATCCTGATCGTAGCCCTCGTCGATCAGTTTCCCGATCTTGCCGCTCACGCACTCCTGCACCTCGGGCGAGAGATCGGCGAGCCGCTTCGACTTGCGCTTCGCGTAGCGTCCCTTCGCGTCCCGCGATGCCGGCACGACTGGAGCCGATCCCTCGACGATGTCGGCGAAGATCGCCTCGATCACCGACGCATCGATTGCCGGGAACGCGGCCTTCGCGATGGCGAGAGCGGAAGCCTTCGGGAGTTCCCCAGACTTGACCTTGGCGGCGAGATCCACGAGCGCGGTGACTTGTGCGCCGTTGAGCGCGGTCTCCGATACTGGAGCCTCGCCGGCGATCGCGGCATCGACGGCATCCTCGGATCCGGCGGTCGGTGCTTCGGTCGGAGTCGTAGCAGGAGCCAGACCAGACACATCGTCGCCTGCCTTCGCAGCGTTCGGATCGACGATCGCCAGGTTCACGGGCGCGCGAGCCACATCGCCGCCATCGATCGGCGCGTAGTTCTCACGCTCGCGCACCTCGTTGATCGTGAGGAAGCCATTGTTGAGCGCGGTCGAGTACGCCGCGAATCGCGACGCGAGGTCGCCTCGGAGGAGCGCGTCGAACGAGATGTGAGTCTCGATCGGCTCGCCCTCGCGCACGAGCTTGCGCGCGCATTCCTCCTCGAACCTCGAGGCCCAGTTCGCGAGGCAATGCTTCACGAACTCGGCATCGGCCTGCTCGGCACTCGCGTACGAGGTCTTCGTCGCGTCGCCGACCATGTGCACGGGGACATTGAACGCGGCCGCAATCTGCGATCGACAGAACGAGCGCAACTCGACTAGTTTCGCTTCCTCGGGATCGACCGAGACCTTCTCCCACGAGTAGCCGCTTTCCAGGATCGCCACGCGGCCGGCGTTCTCCGCGCCGCCCGTGATCGACTGCCACGACTGGCGGAGCCGCTTGAGTGCTTCCTCGGTGAGCGTGCCCGTCACCTTAATGAGGCCCGCCGGCCGTGCGCCGTTTCGGAAGAACGAGGCGACGAACTTCTCGGCCTCCAATTCCACGCCGATGATGTTCCGCACGAGGTAGATCGGAGTCTCGCCGAGGAGACCGTCGAGGCTCGGCGCGCGGAGGTGGAAGATGTCGTACGCCTGCCACACCTGATCGGTGCTCTTCGACACGCCCCATCGCGACGAGGTGTACGAGTAGACGGGCATCCCGTCCGGGCCGCGCGAGACCTCGACCGAGTCCGCTCGCAACTTGTGCAGGCCGACCACGCGCCCGACCGCGTCGCGCTCGATCACGGCATAGGCGTTCCCGTAAAGGAGGCAGTCGAGGAGCATCGACTCGCGCCAGACCATCGCCCCCATGTACGGGTTCGGCTCGATGTTCAGGAGCCGATAGAGCGGATGCTCGCGAGCGGGAACCGGGATCCCTCCCTCCCGGCGCATCACTCGCCACTCCATGCGCGCCACGCTCTGGGAGATGAGCCGCGTGCAGGCGTAGACCGTCGGAGCCTCCCTCGCGGCCTCCGGCGTGATCGAGCGGCCCGTGTCCGCGTAGGTCGAGATATACGCCTGCGCTCCGCCCGGAGGCTGTCCGATCGGCGAGCGGTCGATCACCGCGCGCTCTTCGAGCGTCGGCTCGGGAGTCGGGGCGGGTCGGCGGAACCAGTCGATCAGAGCCATAGGATTCCTCTCTCGGCGTACGGTGTCGCTTGTGATACCGTCGGCGCGGCATCGAGTGCTACCGCGAGTGCCACGATTCCCGCGACCACGGGGTCGATCTTCTCCGTCGAGCGTCGCTTGCTCGGTCGCGGGTTCGAGTTCGCGTCGAGTTCCACGACGCAGTTGGACATTGCCCAAGTGAGAACCGGGTTGCCGTCGTGCCGAAGCCGATGGTTCGTCACCATCGCCTCCCATCGCTTCGTCGGCTCGGCCATGTAGTAGTACGACTGGGGCACGCGCTTGAGCCGCAGGCCGTCGGCCTCGAGTTGCTGCGCGAGGCCGCTCGCGTTGTACGGGTCGTACCCGACCGCCTGCACCTTGTGGTCGCCGACGATCCGCAGGATCTCACGCCGCACGAACTCGTAGTC